AGATAGAACGGAGGTCGAATTCAAAGAACTATCTCTGTAGCTTGTGGGGATTAAATGGTATTCTCTTGGGGCTACCACTTAATCCCCACAATAAATAAAGCGAGCACTTGCTTAGGTGCCGCTTTTTTTTATTTTACAAGGCTGTTTAACAAACAGGACATATGCCCCAGATCTCCTGCCATCCTCCTTCTACTTTCCTGCCGCCTTTCCGTCTACGTAGTTAGGCTTGCGGTCAATATGAAGATATAGGAAGGAGAAAGAAGGAATGTTATGTTAAATGTCGTATTTATATATTCTAAAAAGACGCAGCTGAAATTGTTGGAATTCGAAAGTTACAAATGGTGATAAATTTGGATTATTTGCATGTTAATAAAGTGTACGGAAGTTATCCGGATTTTTCTACAGAGCCCTTAGATGCACTTTTAAATACCGGTAACAGGGTTTATGTAAAAACATATAATAATATTCAAGGCAATCGAGTCTTAGTGAATGAATATATTTGTTATAGATTAAGCAAAATACTAGACTTGCCGATTCCAGAGGCTGGTATCGCAATAATAGATCGAGATACTGAGCATCTATGCGATGAAGATGTCTTTTCCCCCGAAAATTATGGGCATTGTTTTTTCTCAACGAGAATTAATAAGGCGACAGTCATAAACTCAGCCATAATTCCGCAGATTAGCAATAAAGAGGATTTTTATAAAATAATATTATTTGACCACCTGATTTATAATAAAGATAGAAATAAAGGAAACTTGCTTGTAACCAGCGATAGTACAGTTAGATTATATATAATTGACCACACCCATGTATTTAAAAATGCATGCATTTGGGATAAAATTTGTTTTCAACAAGGCATGTCAGTTGACGACTACCTCGACAGGCAAATTATTGAATATAACTCTTTAATTTACGGTTATTTCTGGGAGCACTTACCTAAGAATTTAGATATATTATTAAGCCATTCAACTGATTTCAAAAATAGACTGAATCTTTCAGTTTTAGAAGATGTAATTAAAGACTTGCCGGACAGTTGGGATGTTTCTTGTGAAGATATTACCTCCTTACTGGAATACTTATCCTATAGATTAGAGAAACTTGATCATATATGTAACATTATTGTTGGGAGATGAATGTAATGCCAACCGTACAATTTTCCGTTTTAAGTTATTATCCTTCGTTTGTTACGCAGGAAAACATAAATATAGGGATATTGTTTTATAATGCCGATAGCGACGAGCCAAGTTTTTATTTCATTAAAAAATGGGATAGAGTAAAGGCTTTCGATGATGAGCTTAATATTAATTTTATGAAAGAGTATTTGAAGGGTCTGTCCCATGAATTGAACAAAAATCTATTCAATTATAACAACAAGTTCGATTTGAGACAGCTTGTTAAGTATTATGTGAACGAGTATAAATTTTCCAGGGTTCAAACTGTCATTTGTGAAGATAGTGGCGCTTTTATAGAGAATACAAAGAAAATGTATCTTAAATTCGACTATGAAAAACATGAGCGTCTAAATAAAAAACAAGAAAAAAAATATATTTATCAACTGTTAAGATCATCCGGGATCGCGTATACAAAGCAAAAAATAAAAGGAGCCTTTCAAGAGGATATTAAATACGACTATATTATCGGAGACCATGCTGTTAAATTATTTAGTTTCGAAGGAAAGGCCTTGCAATATTTAGTTAGTAGCGCGAAAGCTTGGGCTTTTAACGCAGAAGAAATGCAAAATATGTATAAAACTATTTTTATTTATGATGTGGAGTTAAAAGATGCACCTCTTTATAATTCAATTATTGAAATATTGAATAGAAGTGCGCATAAAACTATGCCACTATCCGACGGAATTGACTATTTGCTATCCCTTGGGAAGGTTGACGATTCCAATGCTCCGAATAAGACAGTTAATAATCAATTTACTTGATAATCATTTATCCGCTATAGTTTCCCCAGAAACCACAAAAGGGACCAGGCATTACGCCTGGTCCTTAATTAAAAAGCTATTCTGTTGTTTAAAAGCTATTCTGTTGCTGCCCAGCCTTCCCCAAACTCGTCCTTGAAAGCCCTCAACGCCGCCTCAACCAGTCCCTTAATCTCACTGGCCGCTATACCAATCCCCTTTTCCTGCGCCCGGGCCGCCAGCCAGTCGGCAGCCTGGTTATATTTATCTTCTCCATGCAAATCCTTGAATGCTTGTTCCGCGAACTGCACGGCCAAGGCGGCCAGTTCCTGCTTTGTTTCGAGTTCCTTCTGTATCCGCTGCAGCCGTTCCGCACCTATCTTACGCCTCAGCCATTCAGCCGCCATAACGGCCAACACCGGCAGCAGGATTGACAACAGGTCATAAGCCAGACTCACGATTCTATCATCCATATTATTTTAACACTCCTTCCCTCTCAAGAATTACCAACGTTTTCAACGTGGATTCAGGCAGGTTAATATTGCCCTTACCGTCGCCAGCCAGCGAACCCCGGCCGATCAGCTTCTGCACAATAGGCTTGCCCCAGGCCGGGACATTGGCCAGTGTCTTGTAAATCACTTCATCATCCTCCAATCTCTCTCTCAGTTCTGCCCAGGGAAAGTTCGCCCCAGGGCAGGCCGTCGCCATTACATCTTTATGCCCAATTGCGGGAATGCCCGGGTAGCGGGTATGGACATCCTGTATCAGCCACGCCAAGCTCTCCATTTGCGCTGTAGTTGGCTTACCGGTCTGAAAGTTGCCAATAAGGCATATCCCTATACCATCAACATTAGCATCATGCTGCGGGTCCTGGTAGGCGTGCGCTCCTCTTGCCCATTCAGGCCGACCGCGGTAAATAGTGCCGTCTGGGTATATGACATAGTGATAGCCAACCCCAGCATAATTCCGGTTTAAGTGCCATCTGTGGATATCCTGGATAGTCGTATCTATGTCGCTTGCTGAATGGTGGACCACTATCCTCTTGGTATATGGTCGAGTTCTGAATCCTCCGTTAAATTGGAGGTTCGCTTCGTGTATCTGCATTATTCTCGCCTCCTTTCAGTTTGGCTTTCCGGATCTCGGCCAGCATCCAGAGCTCGCCAGTGGTAAATGCGAACCAAGCCGCAATCAAAGCTGTAGGCTCGCTGCCCACCCGGAGAAACACATACAAAACAGCGGCGGTAAATCCCGTATTTAAGAGGACCACCGCCGCTACAATAAACTTGGAAAATTTGTTCTTCATTTTAACCACCCAATTTCTGTACATACCAGATAAAGAATCCTAAAAACACGGCCAGTAGGCTAGTTACCCCGCCTACAAGTTTCCAGGCTACCGACTTCATTAGGGCCATAAGATCGCGTATGTCGCTGGACAAGTCATCCAGTTTTTTAAACAGTGTGGCAAGCTGTTCATTTTGTGTGGCATCCTTAATCTCCAGCGCCCTTATCCTTTCCCCATGATCGTTCAACCTCTTTTCGGTGTTTTCCTCAAAAGATACCAATAACGCCACGCTCCCCTCAACATTAATCCTAAAAATAAAAGGCTGGTCTAATTACCCGCCAATAGGAACTATTTTTGAACTGCTTTTATCCAGCATCCTCCTGATGTAGTCTAACCCTCGCTGATAAACCAGCGTCTTAATATTAATGCAGGTAGTCCCGTCCTTTAGGCAATAAAAAGAGCAGGGGCTTATCCCCTGCTCATGGTGACATTGTTTGTCCGTTTCATTTCCCTTGGTAAGCAGTATAATAATATTGAGGTGGAAACATGAAGAAAACAGAAAGTATTATAATAGCTATTTTTATAACCTTGATAGTTCTGCTTAACATCTTCGAACACACCTTATTTTACCGCGTTACCATGCTTGTTGTAGGCGGCCTCTTCTTTCTCTTCTGCCTGATTTTCGCAATACTAAACAAATACGATAAGCTGTTTTAGCGCGCCATATTTGCCCTCGGGGAAAACCTTTCGCCTACTGCCTTCTGAGCAATTTCCAGCATATTAGCCTGCATTCTTCGAGTGCGCTTTTCCTTCTCCGCGTACGACAGGGACGAATCAGCATTAACATTACGGATTTCCTTGCGGATATTACTTATCCTTCGTGCTTGCCGATTATAATAACGTTGCTCACTGGGGTCATATTGCTTACCCTTATTGCCGGTAGCGCCGTAGTCCGAAGCCGCAGTATCCAGTTTTTCTTTCTGCTCATAGAACTTATTCATTACATCGTTGGAGTACAAGGGATCCGCGGTAAAGGTGCGCGTTAGCACTTCCCCTACCCGCTGGCCGATATTCTGCCCGCGCCCTTGAGCCATGGCCGGGATGCCCAACTCGCCAATTACGCCAGAATAACTTCGGAACAAGTAGTCAAGTTTTTTGGGGCTAAGCTTCAAGGCGTCGCCTATAGTCTTTGCTGCCGCGCTGGTTTTTTCATCATACTGCAGTTCCGGCGATAAATCCTCCATATAGCCGGGAACTATAGGACGCCCGGCAAAATCCTTGTTTCGCATAACATCGGCTGCCGGCATTACTATGGGCCGTACGGGCGGTACAAAGTTGTTTATCCAGGCCTCACTAAACTGATAAAATCCTTCTGGGTCATCAGCTTCCCATTGTCTTAATGCACGTTCTGGCAGATCACTGAACATTACCCCTATTTCACGCGGTTTAGCTATCTTAATAAACTTCTCCCCGTTCTGGATAGGTAAGCAATAATAATTATCCCTCACAAAGCTGCTTAGTTTGTGATAATTAGGATTATCTTTATTTAGCAGGTAAAGCCATATAGTTGGTACGGTTACCGCTGCAATACCTCGATAAGTAGCACCCAGTGGGTCTTTACCAAACATACGGGCTATCTTTTCAATGCCTTGTACTGCTGCATTAAAGTAAGGGATAAAAGCATCAGCATCTTTGCTTATGTCACCATGCCTGCTAAAGTTTACTGTAACGTCCTGTGAAGCATGTAACCCTTCTAGCTTGCTGGCATAATCATTCCCACTCTTTTTAACGGTACGAATATACTCAGGTAA